AACCTTTTAATAAAAGAAAGGGGCAACGCTTGGAAGTTTAATTGTTTATTTTGGAACCAGGATAACAGAATCCAATATAGGATAAACGGTGATGGTTCTTTATACAATGTCACTAAAACGGAGGCGGTAAAACATGGCTAAATTTTATATTTTATTCACATTAAAAGATGGTAATTACGGCGTAGCCGGGGCATACAGTAACAAAACAGCAGCGCAAAAAGCGGAAACTCAATTAAAAAAAGAGGGTTACAAAGTTATTACGGATTGGGTTGAGCCTAATGTATACACAGGCCGAAAACTAAACAATTCTTACTATGGTTGGGATTATAAAAACAACTTTGAAAAAGTGGAATTAAAGGTTAAATATTAAAGGAGGCGGTAAGCATGAAAAATAAACAGGCGAAAAAGGAAATTATCGGACTTGCGTTATTTCTAGATGAAATTTCAGATTATGCGGTATTTATAGACTATTCCGGTCATGTTGGAAATTTGTATATTAGTATAGGTGGAAGTAAAGAAAATTGGAATAACAAAATTTTTAAGGGTGATTTTTATACTGATTTTCGTTATAAATCAGATAAAGAAGATTATGAAAGCATTAAAAAATTTTTACAAAATAAAATCAATGAATTAACCATTATCAAATAACAAAACCGCCGGAGGCGTACCGGCGGTCTAGAGGGGTAAACATGGCGATCCAGCAGGCGAAAGCTGAATTAACCCCATTATAATTTAAAATGAAAAATTTGGATAGGGGTCAAAATTATGATTACACTAGGCGAAAGAATAAACCCATTAAATGTATTGGGTGAATCTATAAAGGTATTTTTGAAAGCAGGAGCAGCATTTTATTTTAAATGCACAGAAATTAAAGAAAAACATTTAATTGGGTATGACCAAGAGGGCATGAACATAGTTATAGAATTATCTGATATAGATTTTATCGTACAGGAGGAAAATAAATAATGAATAATAACAATATTTGCCCGAAATGCGGAGGAAACAAAATTGAAACCATTAGTAAATGGAGATTCTTTTTCGCAACATTCTTTACTGGATCGTTTTTAATGATGATAAGCTTAATTATTTGGCCTTTGTTTATTGTAGCCATTCCAACATTTTTGGCCTCATTCGCTTGCTTGGGTATGAAAAAGGTTAATAAGTGCCATGAATGTAAAAAAATATTTCCTTGGGTTAAGGAGGCGCAAACGCTATGATGCTACACCCGATTGTTAAATGCAGGGGTAAATATTGGATGTTAGAAAGTATTGAAAATGAAATTGCTACATTATGGCGTGATGGAATTAGTGAAAAAGTGTCTATAAAAGAAATTGAATATGTAGAAAGCGTTAGATAAGTATGCGTAAAGAAAACGGCGGTTTATATTTCGCAATTGGTTTAATAATAGTTGGGTTGTGGTATTTGTTTGGGTGAACAATAGAGGAATAGCGTGCGGAAAAGGAGGTTAATAAAATATGTTACTTTGGCTAATTGGAATATATCTCTTGATGGGTGTAGTTGTGAACATAATTGCCCTTTTCAAAGAGCCAATTCTACTACACGCAGGTTTTGGATTGATACCACTTTTCATTATAGGCGTGATTATATTTCCTTGGGTTTTATGGGTTGTAATACTTTTTCCTGACAATACAGGAAGGTGGATTTAACGCACCCTACGATTAAATAACACAAGAGCCTGGAAACCCAGGCTTTTTATTTTTGCCATTGCTTGCGGGCGTTAATGACTTTCTTTTCCTTTTCGATCAGATCGCTAAATAATTCGGTTAAAAGAATACCCAAAGCCCAAAGGCCGAAAGCGCCAAAAGTTATAAATGATATTGCCAGGATTACATAAACAAAAAACATGATCCGCCGCCTTTCTTTTCATTTTTATTTTGCTTAAATTTTATTTCAGATAAACAGGCATTTTTTACATATGCGCCGCATATCGTTAAATACTAACAACGTGTATTAACGAATATCAAAAAGTATGACCGGGATAAAAGCCCGGTTTTTTTATTTGTACAACGTATTATTTTTAATACCGTTCATACTATAGATTAAGAAAACAAAAGGAGGCGGCAACATGATTTTAACAGCTATTACTAAATGTTTAGTTATTGCCGTTTTAACTGTTAATTTAATAAATGCCATTAAAAAGGGGAGTAAAAAACATGAGCAAAAATAAAGTAATTAAATCTGTAGCCTTTAATATTACAGTTGAGGACGATGTAAAAATTTTAAAGGCCGTTAAGAGGCGCAATTTTAGCGGCTATGTTAAAAAATTGATACTTGCCGATATAAACCATAAGGAACAAATAAAAACCGAAAATAAGGCCATTCAAGAGTCTACAACAGCAGATAAGTTCAAAGAGTTAGCGGATAAATTAAAAAAGCCCGGAACAACCGGGCAGAACATTAACTAACCAATACACCAATGAGATAACCAACAACTACAGCAGCGATACCTAACATAATTACCACTCCTAAAATGTATTTATAAATAGTATTACCGATTAAAAAACCTTTATACATGAGGGGGCTTTAAAATGGCGAAGGTTCAAACAGTGGGAACAATTAGCGAGTTTATAAAAGGCGATTACAAAAAAGGTGATTTAAAAACAGTTGGTAAGGTTTTAGCAGCAACCGCACCGGCTTTATTATTAATAGTTCCAAGATCAGCATTCGCAGCTACATCGGAGGCAACATTCGGAAATATCCACAAAAGTATTATGAATATTTTTGATTGCGGGGTTGTATTGGTTATTATCTTTGCGGGCGCTGCTTGGGGTTTTGGACATCGTACTAAAGCGATTGAAATATTAATTGGGGTTTGTTGTGGTTACGTGTTAGCCCGTCATGCAATAGATATTAGAGACTTTTTAAAGGGCATATAAGGGGGTGTTTTTATGAAATTCAGGTTAACGGGCGAGTATATGGAAATAGCCGATATTAGAGGCGGTAAACCGCACACCGGCATAGATTTAGGAATGCCCGAAAATACAATTTTACGATCAGTTAAAGAAGGTTTTGTCGAAAACATTTTGCATAATAACAAGATTGGTAATGGGGTTATTATCAAAGGTACGGATGGAAAACAATACATTTACGGGCATTTAAATAAAATCAAGGTTGAACCTGGGCAACATCTTTTCGCTGGGCAAGAAATCGGACTAAGCGGAAATACAGGAAACAGCACCGGCTCGCATTTACATTTTGCCGTAAAAGATCATGGGCAATTCATTGATCCAACACATTTAGGCGAGAACGTAGCGGCTATGGCTGGGGATAATTCTAATTGGTTTGTGGATAAGTGGAACCATTTAGGGGATTTTGTTATCGAAAAAGAAACTAATATTTTATGGAAACCATTTGTAAATATGTTAAGGGATTTTTGTTTATTCCTTTGGGATTGGTTCATCCATAACCTACCCGATATTATGGGGTATAGTGCGGTATTAACGGGCATATGTATAATATTGGGCGCAATGTTTGGTAAGGGTGGCATGTTAAAGCCTATTGCGATATATGCAGGTGGTTTGATTGTTTCCGTTTGTATCTTAATGAGTAAATAGGAGGGGTAAGGCATGATATTTGGCGAAAATTACACCGTTAATATGGATAATCCTAATTTACCAATGGTTAAAGAAAAATTTCATTACCCAGCTTTATATAATGGGGGTTTACCGGCTGAAATACTGCCGGAACCTCTATTTAAAAAGCGGATCAGAATAATTAAATGGGCAGATTTTTTTCAATATCAAACAAATAAAATGATTACCTTTCAAATAATACCTCATGCAGATGTAACCAATAATACTAAAAGGCTTTGGAAAGCTATTTATAAAATGTATGAAATGTATGAGACAACCGGCAGCAGAATAGAACGCCAGGGCCTTAAATTTACCTATAGGGAAAAGGATCGGTTTTGGTTTGATGTTATTTTCAAACAAGAAAAAGGACAAAAGAAAATAGAATTTTATGTATCAACCAGTGAATACCAGGCCCAAAAGTTAAAACGGAAATTAGAAAATAAAATGAGCATTACCATGAAAGAGGCGGATATTAAAAGTTTGCAGGTTCCGTTTGAAAATACCATAGTACAAGAAATGAAATACTTAAACCATGACATTTTTTCTTTAAATACCAATAGTCAGGATACAAAAACACCCATAGCAAACATTTTAAATACAATTGACGAATTAACTTTTGATGGCGATTTTGCCAGGCTATCCATTTGCAACGAAATAGAGAACCGCCGCAAATGGGTTAAAACGGCGCAATGGGCTTTCGAAAAGTTATCAAAGGGAAAAGTACCCCAAAGAGCAAATGCGGGCGGGAAAATGCTTTCTAAAGGCTTAAAAACATCTATAGCCGGGGTGCTGAATGAAATAAATAGTTTATTGACGGATACATTCCAAGCTATAAACAATTCATTCTTTAAGAGCGAAAAAGAATTTAAAAAAGAAAAGGTAATTAAAAAAGCTTATAGCCTGGAAGATGAAATAGGCACATCTAAAGTAAGTCATGAAAAAGCAAATACACCCGTGTTTAAAAGCCGCATAAGGGTTATT